TGGGCATTACCAACGGCAGCGGGGGCGGCGGCGGCAACGTGAACAGCAACAACTCTGTCGCTTTCATCGCGCAGGTAACGGCGACGAACACGGCGAATGTGTTTGCGGGTAATGGCGCTGGATTGACTGGGCTTCCGACTACTAACGGCTTTGTCACAGCATCAATCACCAACCAGGCGGTGCAGGCCCTGGCAGCAAATGTGGTGACGTTGAACGCTGCGATTGTGACGGCAACCAATAACACTTTTGCAGCAGCCACAAACAATATTTACCCGCTGATTCCCACCACTGGCACGTTCATCAGCACCAATACTTTTTATGCTGTTGCGCTCACCAACAGCACTGATTTTTACAACGCCTTTATCGACATCAGAAATAACAACATGTTACTGCCGTCCGCCTCTGGCATGTCGCTGGTTGATGCAGCCAGCTTTGTTGCCAGTGAGGGGTATACGAATTATTCAATGTCCGGCTCTTTCTTATCAGCAACGAACGTCACATTTTCCAAGTGGGGGGCAAAATTCAACTACAACAGTTCCATTCGCTGGCCGGCGGCAGTGGGACCGACCAATACAGTGGTGATCGTCTGGCGGGTTGACCAGACCAACACAGCAGCACTGGGGGGCTATTTGGGCGGACTGGAAAACACTAACACTGGCGACCGTGAATATTTGTATTACAACACTGGCGGGTTTGGTGGCTGGCTGAACTGGTTTATGAGTAGCGGGACCAATGTCTGGCCGACTGTAGTATATCCCGGAACGCTCACCAATCTCTTGACATATTCCAGCGAAATCTCGAACTACTATTACGCCTGGCAACAATTTCCACGCCATACCACCATGATTGAAAATAACGGGCAAGGGCAAGTGCTGGTGTGGAATGACGGGGTTTTCTGTGAGTGGTACAACACCGGGTTGACCAACCTGACGTATCCAATTTACCCGGCGGCAATGAACACTATCAGTCTGGGCCAGCCGATTTTGACCAATGGGGTGCCGTATGGGACCAACGGCTTTGCGGGCTACATTGAGAGTGTGCAGGTGTACAACGGGGCCGGGTATTCCAGTACGAATATTCAAGTCCCGATCTGGGTTTCAGACTGGATGCAGTCTGCGCACAAGAAAACTTTCTGGATTGGTGACAGCCGGTTTGCCTGGCAGGGTGCTCCGAACGGGACCAACATCCAGACTTATTTGGACTCGTTGCAAATTCGCAGTGATTATGTAAGTTACCCTGAGTTTGAAGGGGGAACCAAGACCTACCAGTATGGATTTGTGACCAACCTGATTGCCATGCACCTCCCTCATGGTAAAATCACCCAAACGGAGGTGCAGGAAAACGGCGGCATTAATGACATTTACGGATCGGGAGAGACGGCGGCAACGATTCTAAGCTATGTTTCTAATGCCTTTTGCGCCCCATTTCTCAATGTCCCGAATTACCAGCTTTCAATCTGGGACGTTTGGCCTACTGCTACCAATTCATCAGTCTATCCGCAAACCCAATTTGGCCTGACCAACCTAAACATCCTAAACAACATGCTCTGGACGAATGTGACTTGGGTATCGCACGATTACCAATGCTCGCTGTTGGTCAGTCAGAGTTTGCTGAACACCAATAATATTCCCCGCTACTCGCTGGATGGGGTACATTTCAATGACCCGACAAATGGGTTGGCGGCTTACCAATCCCTGGCAGGACTTTATATCAGCACTTTTCAGAATCCCAGCACGGTGCCAGGGCAGCCGATCAACATTGCGGTTGACGGCACCGCCCTGACCAACCTCAATGCCAGCGCACTGACGGGGGCGGAAAGCACGAGCACCTATTACCCGTCCAACGCATGGTCCGCCAACCTTGCACCACTCACCAACGGCATGACCACCGGCGCCTTTAAATTCGCCAACTCAAACGGCTGGCCGGTGCTGTTGTGGTACAGTAACGCGGTGCTGCAAATTGAATTAAAGCCATGACCGGAACAATCATATTTCCGCCAGATGCGAATGGGAACCAGCAAAGTTTTTTGCTTTCTCAAATCTCAAACGTGTGGGCTGTCAACCAGGCGATAAGCGGCATCAGCAGCAATTCGGTTGCGTTCAATATTACCGGGAATGGCGCGACTTACGGATTCGCATTTACGTTTTTGAACGCAAACTGCCAGACTATTGCAAATCTGATAAACAGCCTGATAGCCTCGCAATCCAATGCGGTTACGAATATTTTGGACGTGGCACCACCCACGGCTTCTTTGGGCGTGGTTTCCGGCTCCGGGCCTTGGATTATCACCGTAACCGGGACCAGCCTTGGCAATGCCGCGTTTTTGAGTTTTGCGGACGGCACCCAGTTAAGCGTGAATATTCCCGGCAGCACGCCAACATCGGTTGTAACTTTTCCGTCAAATTACAATCCGTCCCCTGTGCCGACAACCACTGTTTTGGACGCTTCTTTAAACATTATCGCCGTATCATAATATGTCACTTACCACATTGGCGGATTTGCAGAGCAACAACGAAAGGTTGTTGCAGGTGGCGTCTTCTTGCGGCAACAGCACGGAGTTTATCTCGCTCGTGAACAAGGCGACCCGCATGTTGCTCAAGCGGGGGAATTTTTACGGCACCGTGCAACCGATTGTTTGCGCGGCTTACGGAAATACGGTGACATGGCCAAATTACGTCGGCTCCATTCTGGCCATGAATGTTTGTGGGCGGCATGTGGATTTGTACAACCATTGGTACAAGTTCATGCCTTACGACGAACATCGTCACCGGGAATGGGCGTGGGCTTACGAACAGGCTGGACGGGTGTATCAGCACGGGGAATTACGAGCGGATTTTAACGCCACCAGTCCGGTTTTCAACCAGTTGGACCCGCTTTATCCGATGCCGCTGCGGATTTACATCGACAACCCGACGGACGCCGGAAAAACCATCACCATTTTGGGGAAGGATGCCAACGGGCAAATTATCAACACCCTTCGCCAAGACGGCACTTGGCAGGACGGTTTGGTGGTGACTTTGGCCTACCCGTTCACTGACACGCCAGTTTGTTTCCAAATCGTTACCCGCGTCGTCAAGCCGGTCACAAACGGGGTGGTGCGCGGATTTGCCATCGACACCGCCAATTCGGTTTTGCGGGATTTGGCCTATTACCGGCCAACGGACACCAATCCTGATTACGTCGTTTCCCACTTGCAGGGGCGCAAACATTGCCCGTCCGCGCCTTACCGCGTGGAGGCGCTGGTTAAATTGCAATTCGTCCCCGTGTCCAACCCGCAAGACTTGGTTTTGATAGAAGACGCGGACGCACTGACTGACATGGTTTCCGCGATTAAGCTGAAAGAGGCAGGGGAGATTGACGAAGGCCAGAAATACGAGCTTTCCGCGATTCGTGAGCTAAATTACGGTCTTCGCAACAAATATCCGATTGAGCAATTCAACGTCTCTTTCCGCCCGTTTGGAAATGCGCGGCCCGAACGCCAAAACATCGGAACAATGATTTGAATTATGGCCACCCAACCCAGCCTGTCCAACCCGCTTTTCCCGTCGCTAACATCGTATGGCGCGTTGCCGACCGCCCCGCAGACCGGCAGCGGAGCCTACGGGGCCGTGCCGGGGGCCACAACCGTTGCCCCAAATACCTACACGCAGGTAAACGACCTTGTGCCCGGCGGACTGAATCCGCTGACATCTGGTGTGGCGTCCAATATCCAAAGCGAGATTGCGGGTCAGGTTCCTGGATCGGTCCAATCGCAACTTGAAGAGGCGGCGGCAACTCAGGGAGTCGCATCCGGTGCGCCCGGCAGCGGACTGGCGACAAATAACCTTTTGGAGTCATTGGGGCTAAACTCGGAAGCGTTGACCCAAAAGGGCACGGCGGATTATCTGTCATTCCTGACCGGCGTTGGCTCAACGACAACCAACCCAGCCTTGGCAACTGATGTTGCCCAATCCAACGCCACACTGGCGGCGGCCCCCAATCCAACGGCGGCGGCGGACCAGTTGCAAAAAAACTATCAGCAGCAGCTTGTTCAAGCTCGCGGCGGTTACGGAGCCGGGTACTCGACCAATCCCAGCTATGCCGGGTTTACCAATCCGAACACCTTGGCCAACAGTGACTACGCTTCCAACGTGGCAAGCAATACCGGAGGCGGGTCGGACCCGTATTATACTTATAGCTTCGGCGGGAACATGAACACAGGAACAACGGGAGGGGCGGGCTTTGCTCCCGGCGTGACTCCGCCCGCGTCAACAACCGTCGCCCCGCAATACGGCTACGACGCCAGCAATTACAACACCTTGAACAATTTCACCGCGCCGGGGGCTGGCCAGTTCGACACAAGCACGGACCCCTACGCGGTTTACGATTTTGGAGGGGGATACTGATATGGCCGCACAAATTCCGCCGTGGTTGGACGTTTCTCCTAATTCATTCCTTGCCGCCACCGAATCCGGCGATCGGGCGGGCGAGTCGCAACGCGCCACCGACATTGGCGTTGACCAATTCCAGCAGCAAGAGCAGCAACGGGCCATTTCGCAAGCCGCCGCGATTGCTCAAGAAAACCAGCGATTGCAGCAAATCCAAAAAGCGGCGGCGGTTAATGCGCAAGTGACCCAACAAAAGAATCAGAATGACTTCCTGATTAAAATGCAGCAGGACAATGTTTTGAGCGCCTACCGTCAAAGCCAGCTTGGCTTTCAAAAAGACCAGCTGGCACAGCAGGCGGCAGAAGCGGCGTCTAAATTCCAACAATCGGCTACCAAAGAGGGCGATATTCGGAGTGATGCGCAAGCGAAGCTAAAAGCGCAAGCGGACGCCAAGGCGGATGCCAAGGCGGCGATTGAGCAAAATTTGCAGCGCAAGAACCAAGCCGAATCTTACAAAATTCAAGCTGGCGCAAAACTCACGCTGGCCGGTCAGTTGCGGGGGCAAGCCTTGGGCGAGCAAGATGCCGCCAAAAAACAGAAATTGAACGACGACGCCCAAAAACTTGCGGATGAAGCGGTTTCACTGAACCAGCAAGCCGCGCAAGCGCTGGTGTCCACCGATGCCGCGTTGCCCCTGGCTGGAAATCCACCGCCGCCACCGGGCACGCCAACCCAAGGCGGGGCGATCACCGCAACCAATCCACCCAAGGCGGGCATCCAAGCTCATTCCCTTCCTTCGCAACCCAAACCGTTAACAGTCGATGAAATAAAAACCATCCTTGCAGGGGCAAATAATTCAAACCCAAATAATAATAAATTAGCGCCCCCGCCGCCGAATGTGTCCCCCTTGGAGCACCCGGATGGCGTTGGAGTTCCTGATATGTTTCCCCACCCTGGACAACCTGGGCAGTTGCAGTTTATGCGAAAACCGGCGGCAGAATCTCAAAAACCGAGTAGTTCCGACATTTCTTACCTTGTGGCGCATCCAGAGCTTAAAGCGAAGTTTGATGCGAAATTTGGAGCTGGTGCATCAGACGCCATTCTGCAATCAATGTGAGCCATGGCCGATACCATTCCAGATTGGGCGCAAGAAACCGAAACAGTGCCGGATTGGGCTGCTGCGCCCACCCCTAAAGTCTCGCCCATAACGTCGGAAGCATTGTTGCGACCGATGCCGGTCAGGCCATCCACCACCGCAGGCGGACCACCGCAGGCAGGCGGAAATTGGGATGCGACATCCGAGGAATTGAACATTTCCCCGCTTGGAATTGACCCGAACAAGGTGCCCAGCGGCAAAGGATTGATGGCTCCGGTGCGGGCGGCAGAACGTGGCGCGGCGGGTTTGGGCCAGTTTCTCACATCCCCCATGGGCATTGCCCAATCAGCAGCGGCGATTACTCCCGGCGTTGGGTTGGTCCAGCGGGCAAAGTTTCTGTACGACATGGTTGGCGGGGCAGTCGAAGGCGGTAAAAGCCTGATGGCGCAAGTCAATAAGATTGCGGACGACCCTGCTCATGCAACGGACGAGGATATTCAGGCGGTAAACGATACCATTGTAAATGTCGCCCTGAGTGCATTCATGGCGGGCAAGCTGGGAGAACATGAGTTCACCCAATTAACAGGAAAGCCCGTCCCGACCGCCGCCAAGCCCCCTATTTCGCCCGTACAAGGCCCGTTGGCCACTGGCAGGGTGATGGCAACCCCCCAAGGCGCAAAGCCTCCCGTGATGCCCGCTGTGGACGCAGGGACCGACCCTGACGACCTTGCTCCGTCCAAAGAGCAAGTAACTGGGCCAGTTGTTAAGCAAAATTTAACAACTGCCACCCCTCCCCTGTCAGAAAAAATACCTAGTATTTCTGACAAAAATCAACCTTCGGAGCCACCCGTAACACCTGCTGAGAAACCTCAAATTCCACCGTCCCCTCCGGCCACGGCACCAGCCGGGGGGGCGGAACCGGACTTAGTAGCAGCGCGTTCAATTCTCGATCAATACGGTACGATTGGACTGTCCCAGTTACAGCGAAAAGCGAAGTTGCCTTATGCCCGTGCGCAAGCGGCGATTGATACACTTCAAAAAACTGGTGAGATTGAGCGTGTTGGTCCGAATAGTCCTTGGACTAAGGTTAAACCGCCTGAAAGCGTCAAGCCCCCTCAACCAGCGATTGAGAAAGCCACCCCATCTTTGGAGTCTCCCGTAGGAGCGAAGTTGCCAGACATAGCAGTAGAAAAGCAGCCCGGCCAACCGAAAGCTACGGGAGAACCCTCTAAAAATCAAGGGAAGGCACCAAGAGCCAAGTCCATAGACACTCCTGCCTCAGCCACCGCCAAAGTAGCCGAACACGTTTCCGACGTGGTTCATAACGAGGGTATGCGACCGGCCAAGGAAGTTAAAGCGGCCTATATTCAAAGGGTCGAGGATGAGATCAATAAGGGCATTGAGGAATCTCAAACGACTATTGAACCACTTGCAGATCACCCCGGCGAATGGACTGCCCGCAGCCTTGGAAGCGTGTCCTTTGGAACCATTGAGAAAGTTGGAAACAAATTCAAGGCAACTGCCAAACGACCGGGAGGCAATAGCGATACCAAGCGGGCAAGTTTTGACACGGAAGAAGAGGCTAAATGGTTTATCAAGGCTCTGGCGTCGTCTGGTGAGGGAAGGGTCACAATGGACATTCCCGGAGACGGCACCACCAAAAGCTTTCGAGATGGGGACACTTTGACATCGCTTTGGCAGAAAGTTAAAGCTCTTGATGCCAGTTCTAAAACGGTTGGCAAAGTCCATGTTCCATCTGGACAACGGGAAGTAACACCCGAAAAAGCCATTGAAGCATTTGGCGGTGCATCCAAAGCCTACATGGCGACTAAACGACAAATTGCATCACTGGAAACCCCCGAAGAAAAAGCACAGGCCGAAGCGTTTGCCGAAGAATTATACAAGCACACCGACGCGGCACGGCTAGAGGCGCAGGCGCAGCGAGCAAGGGAGACAGCCCAAGAGCGGCGTGACGCAATGAATGATTCGCAGTCCAGAATTGACAAGCTGAATCGCCTCAAAAAGCAAACACCACACCATAAATCGGATTTGGCGGAAGAGCAAAAACACCTCGCGTCCGCCAAAGAACGAATGGAGTTTTTTGACCGCTCCGCAGAGGATTTAGAACAGCAATCGGCAAAAGCAAAACTCGCACTTGGGATTGAGCCAAAAACACAGACAGATCCATCTCCCATCCCCCAAGGTCCGGGAGCTAAAACGGCGAGCGAAGGCACGCGGGGCGAGCTTCCTGAATCGCTCGAAAGCGGCACATCACTCAAAAATGCGACGGCAGACTTGGAGCGCGTCGCCATGGGATTGCCCGAGGCGACCCCGACCGACCGGCAGGAAATGGGCGCGGCTTGGCAGAAGGCCGTCAACTCGAATCCATTGGAAGCCAAGCGGATTGCGGATGCCATCATGGCCAATCCCAGGCGGTCATTGACCGGCGACGAATCCGCCTTGCTGCTCAAGTACAAGGTGGATTTGGGCAATGCTCTGAATAACGCGGCGGAACGGACGTGGACGGAGAAAACGCCGGAAGGAAAAGCGCAGGCGCAAGTTGAAGTTGCCCGGTTCTCGGATGAGTTCAATAAGTTGCTCGACGCCATCAAAGAGCGGGGCAGCGAGTGGGGGCGCGAGGGCCGCTGGCGGCAGGCCGTGGCACAAGAGGATTACTCGTTTGCGGCTCAGGAGCGTTTGGCGCGTGCCGCCAAGGGTAGCGATTTGACCAACTCGGAACGGCAGCAACTTTTGGAAGACGCCGCCAAGTACAAGCGCATTTCGGATGCCTTGCAGCAGCACATCACCGAAAAGGACAAACGCATTTCCGAATTGGAAGCGGCGAAAGTGCTGGCTGATATTGAGCGGTCAACCAAGCCGACCATTCCTGACATTATCATCAAAACGGCGGAGAAATTTGTCGCCAAGTTGGACACGGCGGCGGACGCGGCTCGCAAACGCTCGATGGAGCGGTGGAGGCGCACCAGCGCATTCATTGACCCGACCATGCTATCCGATGCCGCCATTATCGGGGCATCGCACATTGCCCACATCGGGCTGGATTTCGCTAAGTGGTCCGCCCGCATGGTGGAAGACCTCGGGGACGCGGTGAAGCCTCATCTGCAAACCATTTACGAAGCCAGCCAGAAGCAAGTTGACGACTTGGCGGAGACTGCACCACCGCCCATCAAAGCCAAGGTCAAGCGCGTCGTTGCAAAAATGGACGTGCCCACGAAGCAAACAACCATCAAAGCGAAGATTGCCGAGAAATTCAAAACCGGGAAGCGTGGGGACATTACCAACGACGTGGCACAACTCGCCAAAACCTTTGTCGAGCAGGGTATCCGTGGCCGTGACGCTTTGATTGATGCCGTGCATCAGGCATTGCAGGAATTTGACCCTGAGATTACCCGCCGCGAGGCTATGGATGCCATCAGCGGTTACGGGGATTTTCGCCAAGTGTCGAAGGATGTAATTTCAGTCGTGTTGCGTGACTTAAAAGGCCAGATGCAGCAGGTTGGAAAACTTGAGGACATGGCGGCAGGAAAGGCACCGCTCAAGACTGGGTTTGAACGCCGGACACCCAGCGACGAAGAACGCCGGTTGCAAAAGCAGGTTGCTGAAAAGAAAAAGGAAGGTGGCTACACGTCACGCGACCCTGAATCGGAGTTGCGTTCCGCTTTGCAGACGGCCAAAACCGTTGTCGAAAATCAGATAAAAGACCTGACGAAAGAAATAGAGACGCGCGAGCGGATTGTCAAAGAACGCCGCCAGCTTGTGCCAGATCAAGAGTTGACTGACTTGAAGGCCAAACGGGATGAGCTTAAAAAGCAGCATGACGAGGTGTTTTTCAACTCGGAATTATCTCACGCGGAAAAGGTCAAACGCGCAACCGCTTTACTTGACAGTCAGATTAAAAAAGTCGAGGAACAATTAAAAACGGGAGAAATATTTCCACCGGGCAAGCCGAGTGGGGAAATGGGTCCGCTTGACCCTGAAATCGAGATTCGACGCCAGCGGTTGCAGGAATTAAAAGACCGCCGGGCGGCTTTGCGCGAAAGCTCCCAGCCATCCGTTGTCCCCGAAGTGAGGGACGCTAATGCGTTGGCGGCGGGATTACGCGCCGAAGAAAAAGCCTTAAAAAAACGGATTGATGATTTGGAGCGTCAAATATCGTCCAAAACCAGAGACGTTAAAACGCCATCCACACGCCCAACCAATCCAGCAATCGAAGCGTTGAAGGCTAAGCGCGACGCCCTGAAAGAGCAATTCGACGCTATTTTCGGACGGGCGGGCATGTCCGATGCTGAGCGGCTGGCCGCATGGAAGAAGCGAGCGCAAGATTCCATTGAGGAATACCAACGGCGATTGGATGAAAAGGATTATGCGACCAAGCCAAAACGTCCAATCACAATGGATGCCGAAGCTCAAAAGTTGCTCGCTGAAAAAGAAGCCATTTCCAAGAAATTCAAAGCCCGGCTGCGCGACTGGAAACGGGCCAACCTGCCCAAAACCGAACGGGCGTTTGACTGGGTTTCAAATGTGCGGCGGTTCTCCGTGCTGTCCGGTGTCAACGTGCTGGGCAAGCTGGCGGCGTACACCCCGACCAGAATTGCAACGATGATTGGCGGGGAGTTGACTGGAAATATCAACCGCCTCCCCGGCTTGCGTAACGTGGCCGAAAAGGCACCCAGCGAAGGCGAAAACAGTTTGCCGATTCTGTCCCGTGCGGTAGCCAAAGGCTTTACTAAAGGCATCCAAGACGCATGGAGCGTTTTGCGAACGGGCAAGTCCGACCTGAAAACCGCGTACTCCAACCGACTTGAGGAAGGCTGGCAATGGCATAACATCCCGCAGCAAATCCACGAGGTTATCAAATCCCCGTTGCGCCGGGTGGCGTTTGAAAACTCCCTTGCCAAACGGATGAACTTTGCGGCCAAGAATGGCGCGGACATTACCGACCCGTTTACCCAACTGGCTTTGGCCAAAGATGCCTATTTGGATTCGGACAGGGCTTTGCTTTTGGAGCAGAACAAGGTTGCCAACGGCATCCGGCAGATGTTCAAACGGTGGGAAGATCCGTCGAAGGCAACCGGAAAACCGACTTTGACCGGAAAAGCACTGGCCACGGTTGGCCGGATTGAATTCCCCATCCTGACCGTGCCATTCAATTACATGAAGCAAACGCTGGAAAATGCGTTTGGACTGATTACGGGCACCGTCAAATATCGAGCGGCTGTCAAGGCTGGACTGGAAAATCTCAAGCCTGAGGAAGCAGATGCCATCGCCCGACATTTCAAATACGGATCAATCGGCTTCGGCATGTTGCTGTGGGGATTCTTTGACGGATACAACAACGGCGGAAACGGCACGTTTGGCGGGTTTTACCAACCCGGCGAAAAGCGTCGGCCCGATCAGGCTGGGGTTGCCGGTGCCCGCATTATGGGCCACAACATCCCCGGATTACTTTTGCATAATCCCATGATTTCGGTTGCTCAACTTGGGCACACCATTGGGGCAATCGCCGCGTCAAAGATCAAAAAGACCGGCGAGAAACGCGGGTTGACGGCTGGCCTTGTGGCTGGTTCGATTGGGTTGCTTAATCAGTCCCCCGTTGGTAGCGCGACGGAATTTGTCAGCCAGTTATCGGGACCGTCGAGCGAAGATTACGCCCTTGGGACGCACGTCAAAAGCTTGCTCATCCCGCAACTCATTCAGGAGGCGGCAAATTATCAGGACCGCGACGCAAACGGGAATCCCATTAAGCGCGATCCGCATGGAGTGACGCAATACCTCGAAAGCGGATTGCCGTTTTTGCGCGAGAAGCTGCCTGTCAAAGTTGAGAAACTGCCGCCGGGAGTCCAGCGGGAGGTAGACAAGTTGCTTGGCGTGAAAAGATAAATTTGACAATGCGCAAAAGGCGTGTTAGTTCTCCCATAGCTCTTTGATTTGCGGAAAGTTTGGCAATCCGGTATCCACGCCGGTTAAAAGGTTCGTAACCTTGCCCTCGCGCTACTGGCACCAGCAACCAAACTTTAGCTCCCGTAAACGCGGGAAAAGGCACCCTGCCTGTGGTTGGCTTCACACAAAAGGATAAACGGACGGTCAACGTCCACAACTTAACCCTTTATCGTGTAACAACCTATGGCAAGCGGAATTTTAAGCGCAAAGCAATTTACCCAACTGTTGGTGAATCAAACACCTGTGTTCGACAAGCTCATCCTTGAGGACATCCGGCCCGAGGACGGCTGGATTCTCCACGTCGAAACTGGGACGTTTGAAGCCTATTCCGGCACCGAACACACCCTCGACCGTTTCAACCACGTCTGGCCTGACGTTACCAAGGTCTGGACGCCCGTTCAGGCTGGCAACTGTCTCGGCACCCCTTGCGACAAGACGGAAAACTACATCACTTGGGGCAGCACCCGGACGGTGTACTTCCTCGAACAGCAATACTGGGCGACCCCGCTTCTGTGCTTCGATCAGGAGATGCACGTCACCCATGCCAAGCAGCAATTTCGGCAAATCATTTCCGACATTCTGAAACCGGCGACCTCGGCAATTAATTCCAACTTTTTGCGGAAGCGCGTGGCGCAAAACTGCAAAAACAAGTGGGTTGCCAACCAGTTCTTCGGCTTTTCCTCGTCCGGCACCACTTCCAGCGGTGCGACTGGCGCGGGCACCTTCCAATATCAATGGCTGCAAACCGTCGAAAACGGCGGCACCCTGTCGGAAGCCTACATTGATACCAACGTCAATCCGAGTGCCATTTACCGGCTCACCCCGCAGATGTTGCAACGCCGGGTTCAACCCCTCATGCAAATCGGCTATTTCGGCAAACAGCCGTTCAAGGACATGCCCCCGCTCATCGAGTTGGTGACTGACCTTGAAACCCTGTGGGATTTGGAACACCTCGGCGGTCAGGTTGGCGTCGGTCCCGGCGACAACCCCTCAGTTTCCGGCAACTGGCGTTTTGAAAGCTGGGATGCCACTTCCAAATACTGGAAGTACAACTTCACCGGCAAGCTCGGCAATTACGCCGTGCGCGTTGACCCGTTCTCACTCCGGTTCAATTACGTCGGCACCGTGGGCGGATCGTTCCCTTGGGGCACGACCTCCTACCGCTACAACCTCGTGTTGCCGTACATCAATGAAACGTCTTCCGGCGCTGGCAGCGCGGCGGGAACCAAAGACGACGTGAACCCGGCCTACCCGGCGGCTCAGTACCGCTGGACGGTCATTTGGCACCGTGCGGCGGGTGCGTGCTTGATGGCGGACGCCACCCCGGTCAACCCGGAAATGCCGTATAGCTCCCGCAATTTCGGCGGCAAATGGCAGTTCGTAATGGACAACCTCGGCGCGGATTCCAATGGCAACGTCATTGAGAACAAACGCCGGAACAAAGGCCAGTTCATCGCGGATTTCAAAATGGCCTACATGCCGAAATACGTCGAGTTTTCCGAACTCATCATGCACAAGGCCACGGCGGCGATTGTGGCGGAAATCACGGCCGGCGTGCCGGATTCCAACTATCCGTATCCCGTGCAGAATTACAGTTCCCTGCCCCCGACTTGCGCGGGTCCGGTTACGAACACACTCACGTTTACCCCCGTGGCGGTCACGAATGGATATTCTCCGTTCAACGGCGGGTATTACATCCCGGCCAACTCGATCACCTGCAACGACGACCCGACCGATCATGAGCAGATTGGTTACGTCAACAACGACCCCGTGCAGGGCATCGTCAACACCATCCCGCTCCTGGTTGCGGCGTTGAACGCTCAGGTCGCCGTGCTGGGCACTTGGGCTGCTGCCGCCAACGGGACGCAAATCACGCTTACGGGCACCTGCTACGACGTGGAGATCCCGTGGGGCGCGACCACCTGAGTTAGTGGGGTGGCCGGGTAAAACTGGCCACCCCTTTCAACCTTTTTGACCTTGCCTCATTATGCCTGATTACATGGACCCAAACGAAGGCGGTGAAACGTCTGCCGACAAGCCGATGGCTGACAAGCCGCAAGACGATGGCGCGGAAACATCCTTGCTTCCGAAATCCTTTTTTGGCAAGGCTGGCGACTTGGAGCCGGGCGCGGAGTGTTGCGTCAAAATCGTGGCCATTCACGGCGACGAAATTGAGGTTGAATACTGCAAAAAAGACGAATCGAAGGACGAAAACAGCAATGCGCCCGAAGATTCGGGGGACATGCAATCCGCCATGAGCGGGCTTGACGCGATGGCCAAATGAACCATGGCAACCGATTTTCAATCTTTGTTTGCGTCCGCCAACGCGGCGGGCTACTCCGGTTTCGCATCGGAGGCGGATGTTCTGGAACTGGCGTTGTTGCGATACATCGCCTTCACTGTTGCTCCCTCTGTGGCCACTGACTACCAATCTCTTTTGTCCGCTGCTAACGTGGCCGGTTACACCGGCTTCGCCAGCGAACAGCACGCCTTGAAGCTGGCACTCCTGCAAATCATCGGGCAAAACGTGAGCGGCGGGGGTGGCGGCTCGGGCGGATTTTCAAACGGCACCGTCAACCCAACCAACGGCACAACCACGGGGGCTTTTTACGTCAACACAGCGGCGGGCACTGGCTGGGTGTCCCAAAATAACGGAACGACTTGGACGCAAATATTCTAACCATGAAAAAGCTCATCTTCACCCTCGTAATCCTCCTTGGGTTGCGGGGGTTTTCTCAAACCAGCTATCAGCGCAACGGATGGACAACCAATTCCGGCAGCATATTGCCCCAAGTCGGCCCGGCGGGCGGCGTAAATTTCCAGCAGGGACTTGGTGTTACCAACACCGGAATTACGTTTGGAATCGACGCCAATGGAAATGTTAGAGAATCCAGCGTTGGCGGAAATTGGAGCATTTTGAATGCTGGCAGCGCAACTCTTTCCTCGCTTTCTGGTTTTGGTGGCGGCGCGTCGATTGATGTTTCTGGAAATATCGTCGGACTGACCTTTACCGGCTCAGGATCGGGCCTTACCAGCATACCGGCTGGCCAGCTTACGGGGATCGTGCCCGGCGCGGCCCTGAGCGGCTTCAGTGCCACCAACTACGAAGCCCAACTATCCACCAACACTCCCACAAGTGGCAGCCTCCTGCATTGGGACGGGCAGAATTGGAAGGCCTCGCAGAACCTGCTCTGGACCAACATGACTTTGGAACTGATTTCCAACGGGGTGGTGGTGGCGAGCATTTCAACCAATGGAGTCATCACCGGCAACGGCTCCGGCCTGACCAACGTCACCGCCACGGCCATTGGTTACAATCCTTCCGGCATCACTGTCAGCAACAATGCGCTGATTGCCATGACCATTTCGGGCAACACGAACACGTATGTCGCCCCGCAAATTTTCAATGGCAGCACCAACGGCGCGGCGGAAACGGGCTGGTATATCAACCGGCCAGGAGTCACCACTGACCAGCCAGTGAGCAATTATTTCGGGGCGTACTACAACAGCCCGTTTTACACGAACCAAATCACCGGCGGGCAGTCCAATGGCGTTGGCCTGGTTTGGGGCACGGCGGACCCGTCGGTCTGGAATGACCAGGTCATCCCCACCGGACAGGGGACAAACGCGAGTTTCGCCTGGGGAATCGGCACGGCTTCCAACCCCACCAATATCAATCTAACGCTGGGCACGAACGGTCTGGCCCTGCTCGCTGGCCAATATTTCGGCAGCGGCGCGGGCTTGACCAGCCTGAATGCCGCGCAACTAACCGGCACGATTACGAACACGCTGGCAACCGTCGGGGCGTTGCCCACAGTCAACGGTGTGCCGGTTCTGACGAATAGTACCGGTGGCAATCCTGGCGTATTCACCGGCAGCACGAATTACGCCACGGGCGGTGGTGCGTTTACCAATCTGACACCAGCCAGCGCAACCCAGTTTAGTAATCTGATTACCAGCGCAAGTGGACCAGTGGGGGTTGTGACCAGCACTAATGGAAACGAGTTACACCAGACTAACGGGGTGACGATCTTCGGGCTGTATCCAACCATCGGAGCGAGCACGAACACTGCCCAAACGCAATCGCTCGGGGCGTCCACTGCAAACACTACCGTGCTATTACATGGTGGGTTTGGTGTCCTTAATGCACCGGACGGTACCCTTGATTTACAAGACGGCGGGGCAAATGGCGTTGTCCTTAGCCCATCGGTTTCAACGTTTGGCGCGGCTGCAAAGACAACCTCCATTGTCGGCACATCAGTCACCATCTATCCAATGACGGCACCGACGAATACAGCCAACGTTTATTGCACCACCAACGACCCGATGCCGGGAGCGTGGAACATTGGGCCAAATGCAAGGTTCTCTGTGACGGTGCCGGGCACAGTTACACAAAACGCAACCTTGTCCACGGCAATTAATATAATCGTAAGTAACGCTGATTGGACAACGGCCGGAATAACAAAGCCTCAGTTTTCACAGTGGGGTGCAACGTATGGTGTTGGAGCATTGATAATTACCAATTGGGTGACGACCCAAGTTGTATCCCCTAACTCGCTGTGGGCATTGACGAATGCCACCGGGGTGGCGCAAATCAACCAAACTCTTGTAGACAAGCAATAAAAACATGAAGCCATTCATCATCCTCTTATCATTATTGACGTTATCAGTCTATGGTCAACAGGTGACGACTAACACCGTAACGGTGACCAACGTCGTTTTTGTGCCCGTTACATTGACCGGAGCGGCTGCCGTCTACTGGGGAAACCAATTCGCGGCCATCACGAATGCGGCGGGGCAGCAGACGTTTCCGGGGCCGACTCTTAATGCTTTCTTTGGTGCGCCCGGAATACAACACACACTTACGATTACATCGGTAAACAATCCGCAAGGCGGAACCAACCTGTTTACATTGACTTTTAATGCCCAATGAACACAACCCAAACCGGGCGTGAGGGATTTATGATGCAACACCTAAAAGAAAATTGGGGACTGCTGGCGGCTGGGGTTGGACTGTCGGGCTATGCCGCTCATCTGGTGGACGCCATCAATGGACTGGTTGCGCTCTTGCTGGGCGTAGGTGCCCTCATTCTGGTCTGCTACAAAATCCGGTTGCGTCATTTGAAGCTAAAGGCGTGGGACAAGTTTTTGAGAGACGAGCAGAACCCGCACCGAAAGCATAAAAGGAAACTCACGCCGGAGGACATTGACCGCATTGATTCGACTGATTTATGAAAAAAATAACCATCGCCCTTATCGCCATGACCGCGCTTTCATGCGCGGCACAAACCAATGCCGTCCCCGTGCCGGATTCGACTGCTCAAGACCTTGGCAAGCTGCTGAGTGATTTTGGCATCAAAATCGACGGGGCATCCCTGCTCGTTGCGGCGCTCACGGTCAAGGCGATTGCCCAGTACATTCGTAATTTCGCCCTGAAAAATTCGACGGCGGAGGGGTCTAGTGGTCTGGCTCGCCTTGTGGCGCACGTTGCCGGTGCGTCCCTTCCCAGTCAGCCAGTGGTGAAGGATACGCTTCAAGCCGTCGTTCCTGAATCGCAGACCTCGGCGGCTGGCACGGCTCCGCCGAAGTGAACCATTCGGAATCCCCTAACAGTTGGATTATCCATTGACAACTCGCGGGAGCATGGTAGGGTTTGGCATACCAAGTTCCGTTTGGGCGGTGCTCCTAGTCCAGACGGCTTGCAACGACCCGCAGAGCATAACTTTTGGCGGCGGGCCATGGCTTGGTTAATCGATTTATTGGGAGTGAGCGTGGGTTAGGCCCACGGTCGGGTCGCAACCGACACTTATAGAGCGGTCATAGGGCATGTAAGCTGACGACCGTAATAAGTCCGGCGCGCAAATCGCTATCTCCCAGCCAATTTCAAACTATGTCAGGCAAAAAAGGCAAATCAGGCCGCAAGGCAGACCCCGCAGGCTTACGCGCCAAGTGCGCGGCCAAGGGTGTGAAGTACCACACGATCTATGCCCGCATGAAGCGGAACAAGCTCACCGAGGACGAGGCTTTCCGTTTCCACGACCGCGTGACGGTTTAATTTTATTTGACAATTCGCCGCTTTGCATTAGGGTCAATTGTCGCGAGTTAATTGTAGAGCCCCGCGTCCCTACCGGCCAACAGGTTGCGTGGACTGCAATCGCCTGTTGGCCGGTGTCTTTTATATTTCCGCGCTAATTTTATTTGACAGTCGTCGGAATTGTGTTAGGGTCAGTTTAACCGCAGGGGCAGGCGGCAGCAGCGAAAGGGCTGTGAAAGTGCCGCTCGCCCACAGTGATTTAACAGAATGGCGTGATGGTGTAAGGGTTCACTGACCGGCGAAAGCTGGAATATGGAAAACATGTCGGCTTACCCAGCCGAAGTTGCAAGCTGACTATTGCTCGCGCCGCCAATTTCGCATAAACAATGCCCTTTCCAATGGCAATTGAGAATGTCAATAGGGTTGATGTGTGTGACGCCAGCGTTGTAAATGCGATGTGTTCATATTAATGGCTAATCAATCCGATTCTCAAAAATTTAACATGAAAAAACTCCTATCCTCCCTGTTCGCCGTCTCGCTGGTCGTGTCCATCACCGGCTGCTATACCCGCGAAACCATCACCGTTAATACGCCCGCCGTCTATGCCCTCACCGGCTCGACCAATGTCATCACGCCCGCCAAGACCGTTACCACAGTCACGAAGGCGCGGCTTTTCCTGCCCGACGGTTATGCTCTTTTGGGCGAGGAAGACGTTTACGGATTCGCCGCCACGCTTTCCAGTTATTCCTCGACCTTCCCGAATGTGAAGCTCGGGCTGAACCACTCCACTTTCCGGCTGATACCAACTTCGACCAACGCCATTTATGCGCCGAACATCTCTGAGGCCGGGGGATTGCAAAACAAGGCTGTGCCCTTCTGGTTCGGCTTGAATGGCCAGTTTGCGTCCGGGAATGCTTACGTGAATCAGGGCAGTGGAACAAATTCGGCCATCACGAGCACGGCGGTCATTCCAGCCACGGGCGCAACTCACTAATCACGCAACCCGGCGAAAACCGCTTAACCAAAAACACCAAATAAACATGTCGCCATCATCCCCTAGCGTTCAAAGTGGACCAGTCGAATTGAATCAACCCGGAACCGTGTTCTTTGACGAGCCTACCCGCATCGCTAATGGAATTTCGCTGGTCAAAAGCCTGCGGCGGGATATTGACCAAACGATTCAAGTGGTCAAGTCCATGGATGAATCTCCGCAGCGGTCCATTGTCGTTACCAAACTCACGGAGGCGGTCATGTGGCTGGGTATGGATCTCAAGCGCATCAACGAGGAAAATCCCGGCGCGTCGCCCAACCCGTACCCCAACAGCAAAGATCCGTCGAACACCAAGATCGAACCGACGGCGGACGGCCTGAAACTTTAACCTTCGGGCGTTTTAATGTTTCGCCCACCAACACCCGCTCGGAGTTTTCCAGTTCTCCGGGCGGGATTTTGATTTTATGAACCTCGCAACCCTCCCATTCCCTCAGCCGCTAATCGCCCTCTGGCGCGTCCACCCAGGGGACATACTGGGTCAACCCATCCAATTTATCACCCGTGGCCAATGGACGCACGCAGGCTGGCTCAGGAGCGACGGCAAGACTATTTGGGAGTGTTATTACCCGAAGATGCGTTGCCGCGCCTTAAACCCGGCCGAGGTGCCGGGAATCGACCTTTTCACCTTAGAGGGCATGACGCCAGACATTGCCGCCCAGTTTGAGCGATATTTCGACATCACCACGAGCGGGCCGTCGGTTCAGGGGTACAGCATCGCCGGGCTGTTTGAGTACGCCCTGGATCTGCCCGCGACCGATGAGCAGAACGTGTTTTGCTCAGAAGCGGACATGCAGGCGATTCGCAAGGTCGCCCCGGCGTTGCTGCCGCTAATCCGGTGTGAGGATTCCAAGGTTTCACCGGCTGAGCTTGGTCACTCGCCCCGGCTGTTGCCGGTGGGGTGGTGAATTAATCCTCGCCTTCGCCGGGGACCGCTAAACAAACTCTTTCGGCGGCATTGGAATAGGAACGCCAATCGGTTGCCATAAATGAAGGCAGCCGGTATGGTTATTCACGTAATCAGATTTCGGCGGGTGAAATTGAATTACGCAGTCCTCAGGCTCAAAGAACAGGTCTTTAACCGCGCACATTATAGCCCAGCTTGGCGGCTGGGAGCATTTATCAATGCTCACCGACACATGACGCCACCCACCACCATCGGACGCCATAGCCTTAACCTTGGCTCCAAAAATGGACAGAAAAAACATGCCGTTAAAACCATCCTCCGGCGTGCTGGCATATGGCCCGGCTGTCAATCGTCGTGAGTTTAACAATTTCCATCGCGGGCTAAACTCTCCGACTGCGAATTTTTTGCGACATTCTTCCGAAAGTAGATGGTTTCCAATTATTTTAGATTCGTTCATAAATTTATTTTAGCCTTCCGCTTCGCCCGCCATTGTCTGACATATTCCGTGTGGTCCCTGGCGTTCAGACCTTTGGCCAGCCCCAATTTGTTTGGGCGTCCGCCCTGCCCTTTTGACGGCCCGTGTTTTTTCTTGGTCTTTTGAGGAAACAGCACCATCCGAGTCTCTCGCTTGATGGCCATGAACGCTTTAGGGTCAAATCCGAGTTTGATGGCGATGGAGGTCACTTGAGATGCCTCCCCCCTCCGCTCAAAATCGGCTTCAGCCTCGATCTGGCGCAAGCGTTCGGCATCAGCGAACGGGTATTTTTCGAGCAGGGCGTCGGTCGTGGTTTTCATGGGGACCAGCGTTCCGGTGTCCCACGGCGTTGGCTCTGGTGGTTTGGCGAATTTTGGGTTCATTCTTCGATCCCCCAAACTTTGCAAGCGAATGAAACGACGGCGGCGCGGAGGGTGGGTGCGTAAACATCTTCCTTGGCGACAATCCCAAATCCCTCCCCTTGACCGTGGATTGTAAATCCGCACGGGTGAGTTTTCAGAAGCCTCTCCATCAACTCCACCATGTCAGCGTTTCTGGTTTCAGGATTCCAGTAGCGACGAGACTTTCCATGCGCCGGGTAAATCACAAGCTGATCGCCAATCATCCAGCAGTCGCCCGGCTTAATAGACTTCGGTTTGATTCGGAGTTTCCACCCCATCTTTTCGGCCAACTGCTTTGTTTTGTTCGGGTTCATAAATCAGGATGCCATTGCCAAATCTTTGGCCGCTTGTTTGGTGGTTTCAGTCTGGATACGTTTGATTTCACATTCGAGATACCAGATGGCTTTTTGAAGGTCTTGAACCTCGTTGCCCTTGTCCCCTGCCCGCCAAATGTATTTCATGGCGTTGCCACGGCAAAAGTTCATGTGCTGGGTGACTTGGATGCACTCAACGCCGCTCGGATGGCTGGTGTAGTGCGCGGGGTGATGCACGGATTTATCCTCAAGCGAGATGCTGAATTTTACGCCAGCCTTGTGCGCTTCGGTCACAAGCTGTCCAAGTGTCGCCTTCGGCGGTTTAACTTTGTTCGCGCTCATTTCTTTTTGCCTTTCCGCAACACCCGCCAGCCCTTCGGCGGTTTGATTTTGGTTTTGCTCATAGGTGTATTATTGGTTTTCCCGCATTTCTTTCGCATTTTTCGCCCCAAACGCCCGCGCATGATTATTGACCAGCGGCTCGTTGCCGGTGAACTCCGCCAGCGCGTGAACGTAAAGCAGAGGATTGTAGCGGGTCAGTCCGACCTCCAGCGCACCATTTAAAACTTGCAGGGTCCGGGGTGTCAAATAGCGGAAAACGTGTTTCCGAAACTCTTTCAAGCTTTCATGTAAATCGCGGTGGCAGGTATCGCAAAGCACCACCAATTCCTCGTTGGTGTAATCCCAAAGGTCTCGGGCCGGGTCGTAAAACAGGTGGTGCACCTGAAGTTGCCGGTCGCCTTGGCGGCAGCATTCGCACACGTCGCGGAGGCTGCGGATTTGCTTGGAAAACTGAATCCACTTTTCGGACTGGATTTGCTTCCCGTAGCCGGACTGGTTCAGGATAATTTTTACGCTTTTCATGCCATGGATGAGATTTGGGTGTTCAATTCTTTAACCTCGCGTTTAAGTTTGAAATATTCGGCTTTCTTTTCGGCGTTGGTCCAACTGTCCCCCATGGCCACATCGCTGCAATGTTTTTTGCGGATCTCCCCGGCCAGCGTCTCTTTTGCCTGGATGATGGTTTTCAAGTCCATCGGGGTTTTAGGCCGGTTGGGCGATTGACCCGTCCCGTTCGGTGCCTTTCCATTGCCGGCCCCACCATTGGCGCGCCAGCTCGCCAGCGTGCGCATCAGCAGCGGCTCGACCTTCTGGATTGGTCGCTTCTGTCCGTCCAACCAGTTCACGGCGTCGTGCGTGTTCCAAAACCACTCCGCGCAGTCCGCGGGGACCGCTCGCAACTGGCAAAGGGTGTTGAATTCCGTTCGCGTCATTGGCGGGCATTGATGGAAGTTTTCCTCTCTCTCTCTCTTTTCTGTCGATGGCGGGGACGGGGACGGGGACGGGGAAGCAGCAATTGCTGCGGTTTGCTGGCATTTGACAGCAACTGTTGTCAAAGGGGCAGGATATTTGCTTTTTTCTGCCCTTGTCCGCTCCGTCCAACGCTTTAGTTGACAATACTTTACACCATCGTGAATGTAAAAGTGAACCATGTCCTTTTCTGCTAGTTGCTCGCAAGCGCTGTCAATTGCTGTCAATTGTATGGGGTTGCCGTCAGGGTCGCCGTAGGGGAACAATTCAGACCGCAAAAGCTCCGGGTCCGCCTCGTACCGGGCGAAATCGTCAACCAGCGTCACCAGCCGGACGTAAAGCGACTGGGCAAGCCAGCCGACTCGATTCCAGCGGCGGGATTGGCGGATTCCGGGTTTTAGGAAGCGTTGGGGCATAGGGGGTAAAGACTCAAGGCACTCCATACCGTTGGAAGCGGTAGCAGCTTGCGAGCGAACCCGCGAAGGACCGTTGTCGGCATGGAGTGCCTTGAATGTTTGTTATTGTGTACCATAGACTGCATTTTTCTCAGGGCTTCCAACCCCGGACACCTTGCGGTGACGCGGGGAACATACCCCAAAAGCTCCACTAAATCAAGCAATTATCCGATTTTCGGCTGTGTTTTCGATCATAAATCAGGTGGGTATCAGTTTGGGGATTTGGTTTGTGCCATTGTGGCCGGAGCATTGGTATCGGTGGTCGTCCGCATGGGGGCACCGTTTGTTGCCGCACCATTCGCAGACGGTGAAGGTCGCAAATCTCGGGAATGGACCGGAGTCTGTCCGCTCCCGATGGCATCGGCGGCACTGGCATTTTGTTTCACTCATGGCATCTCCTTCGGTGCGTCGGGCAGTGGCATCCATGCGGTGGGGCTTTCAACCATGATTAGCTGGTTAAAGTGCGTCATGTGCCTGTATCCTCCGTCAATAGGGTCGCGGTAACAGTCCACAAAACGGCGGTCTATCCACCATAAATCGACACGGCCATCCTTCGGCGCGGTGCTCATCGGTTGCCATGGTGGCTTGAATTGTTTTTCAGTCATGGGGTGGGTGGGTTAGGGTTTCTGACTTTTTCCTCAACGTCCTTGCGGTGGTAAATATTAATCACCACGCGCACGGACTCCAAAATAAAATATCCCTCTTGAAAGGTTGCCCCTGCTTTTTGCAGGATGCTGTATATTTTATCACCGGCTTTTTTCATCTCGTTCTCACTCATAATTTGTTGGTTAAAATCAAGGTTTCCCGCTGAACTCATTACAGGTGCCCATTTTCTTGACGGCGAATCCGCCGATTTTGCAGCGCAATCCAGCGGCTGAAAAATCACTGGTTTGAGGTAGAATTTCCAAGGATGCGCAATTTGCACACGTTTGAGGGATAGCCTTCGGGACATATCCTTGTTTGATTTTTGCTTCACTTTGTTTGCTCATAATTTGTTGGTTAATGGTTAACGGAAAGGGTTGCCAGATAGGATTCGTGAGGGCAGGAAAGCACGTTTGCCGCATCGTGACGGCCCCGCCACGGGTAATTCCAATAAGCCATTTCCTGCCGTAAAACACGGTCACACAGTTTTCGCATTTTTCTGCGAGTAGTGACATATCTCGCAAAGAAATCTTCCGGCATTATAATTTCGTCAAGTTCGCTCATAAACTCATTGCTTGTTGTAATTGGTCAGGCGGCGACGGGGGTTGTTGGTTAAATCCTTGGCAAAATATATTCAATCGCCTCGGCCAATGTTGGATGCCGCTCTGAGATTCCACCGACGCGGGTTTTCCGGTCAGACACAATAATCTTCACCAATCTGGGTCCGCTATTGTGAATGGATACCCGGATGCAATATTTGTGCGCGGCGAAAACAAGCCGCGTCAACTGGTCGTAATCAAAGGTTGAGAGTTGGCCGCTAAAAATGTTCGTTGACCAACTGTCGGACGCCTTTTTGATTTCAGGGCAATGGTGGATTCCGATAAAGCACGCAGCCAGAACTGCCTCGGCCCTGACCTCAAAAGGCCGATTGATGATTTCGTAATCCACCTGATTCTCCCGTGTTTCCAGAGAGTGGGGACCGTTAATGTGTGATGTTGTTTCCATAATAATATTTAAGAATTAAAGACAACTGCAAAAGACTAGGTGGACCATCCCTATTTAGTTAGCTGAAAATCACGCTTTTCTTTTGTTTTCTGGCCAGTCGAAGTCCTTTGACGAATTGCCTAGCTTCCACCTGCCATCGAGGGTCTAAACGTGGGTACAACTCAATGAAGGATTCCGCGATATGCCCGCATTGCTTCCAATCAAGCCTTCCTTCGCAATCGGAATGATCTAAAAGCAAATGGATTTTATTTGGTGGAAGCGACTCCCATTTGCGCCCTCCATCGTATCCCTCCATCTCTTCAAGATTGAACCCGGCTGCAAGGGCAATCGCACACCTGAATTGGTTGAATGACGAGTAAGGCCCATGCCAGCAGTTGTGTGTAGTCTCAAGTCCCATAATGTTGTTGTGTTAATTGTTATTGGATATGTAGTTTCTTCGGTTCGGCTCGGTTGCAAAAGCTCATGCGACAACTCTAGGGATATTTCTTCGGTGTTCAAAGCAGCTCCTCCCGGTTGACATTTTCGGGAAAGCCTTCGCGGGAGTGTTAAAGCGCTGGCACATTCCGTTAAAAATTCCCATGTTGACCAGCCGCTTTGTGGCTTTCCCGTCCGCCATATCGGAGAGCCAGTTTTGAATCAGGTTGCCGCGCTGAAAATGCTTGCAGTCGTTGCAATCGGCATCAATGGTCTGGCAATCAAAAGCCTCTGTCCGCTCTCCGATGGCCTTGCATTCGGCGTGGCATATATCCGTCGTTTGGTTCCAGTAAGCCAATGTTTTTACGGAATCACCGATTATTAATTGTCCGCAATATCTGCAATTCATAATAAGATAAAAAGTTAAGAAAGGGAATTAAGACATAAGACAAAGACTTAAAACCTTTACTTCACCCGCATTTGACCAACAGTTTTCGGAGGGAGTGAGCGAGCATAATACCCCCAACCTTAAATTGGGAAGCATTAGCTTTGGCGCAACCGTTTCCGTCGGTCGTTCGCTTCGCTTTTTACGGGCCACGGGCAACGGTTCACCAGAGCCGACCCTAGTCTTTTCTCGCAGACTACCCGAACACCCCGCATTAAGCCAAAAGGGCCGCTTGCGGCTATCAGCACTCGCTGTCCCATGTTGGCTGTCCATGAGCGCCGCTCCTTCGCCAGTGGCTCGCCCAAAGCGATTTCCAGTGGTTACGCGGTCAGAGAGGGAAAAGTATTCCCGTGTCACGTTAGCGTGGGTGGATCGGTCGAAGAAGTTTACCCCGTGACACGGAGAAATTTTGCATCGATCACTTTCGCTCACGCTAATGAGCATCTGACGTTCAAAGCACCGCACAAGTGTTTTCATCCGTCAAGTGGTTTGTTGGGGAAATCTTCCGTGCCCCCATGCGGAATGCCGTCAAACTTTGCCTTTGTCTGGACGGTGAACCGCTCAACGGTGGATTCGTATCCCTGCCGCCATGCTTCCCATAAGGCTGGCTCGCGTCCCTTGACATGGGGGTTTAATCCGAGATGCAGCTTCGGGTCCAGTCCCGCCTTGCGACCCTGCTCGCGGGCGATGGTTATGGGGTTACGCTCTAAGTTCATAGGCGAGCAATGTGGTCATTCGGGTTTCCGCTTCCTCGCGGGTAATATTCCTGCCCTCATATTTACTGGCGTAAAATCCAGCCACATAAGGCTTGATCCATTCCGAGTGAGGCAGAAACCACGGCGTTTCCGGGTCCACCCTGCCTTGGATTTGCAAGTGACAAACCTGACATAGTGCCAGCAAATTCCACCATTCATCATTCGATTTGTCGCCGTCAAAATGGTGGGTGGTGAGGATCTTTCCGGGGACGGACGGCGATCCGCATCGGATGCATTTATTCCCAGCCGCTTCCCGTGCTTGGCGGCGTTTTTCCTTGCCGTCCGAATTGTAATTATTGGTGAAGCGTCTCATAGCTTTTTGAACTCGTACACCCATACGAAAGGGTTTGCCGCCCAGGAGCCGGGATCGTTGATGGATTCCCAGAGGATTGCGTATTCCTGCTTTGCGGTTCGATTTAGGTGGGACAAATCCCGATAAGGCTTGGCTTCGATTATCCAATCGGGCGGGTTTCCGTTTTCGTCCGCCTCTGCGCAGGTGTGCATGAGCGGGTCGTCTTTGCGGTAGCCCTGCCACCATTTGGCCTCAACGTGCGGATTAACCCCCTCCGCGATGGCATCCGCCTCGCTGATCTCATTCAGCCTTTCCACCCTCACTTCGGTTAGCTCAAGGGTGATGCGGGAGGATTTGCGCGGCATGAAGATTGAGGGTTTCCATGGCGACATATCTTCTGGGTGACTGCACCCCTGATCCGGTTCGGTGGCGCGGTAAATCGGGTCTCCAAAGTCGTCGTAGCAAAACGTCTCCTTCACCCATATTTGATCGCCGGGCATTCCTTTTTTAGAAATGCAATCCACAATCAATCTAGTCCGAATATTCAAAAACTGAACGGTGGGCTTTTGGTTTTTAATCCAGGTAACGGGATGAATAAAAAGAGGCTTCCAATCATCCGGCGCGGCATTCACAGCATCTAACCCCTCTGTGCGCCTTGTCTGCGTCTTCGGGTCGATTTCGAGAAGGATGGCGCGGACCATCTCCGCTTTGAATAATAGAGGTGTCGTTTTCATTTTAGTTTGCGGGCGATGAATTTGGCGGCGGCGATCCACCCGGATTTCTGGTACGATTTCAAGAGGTCCCACCGGGAATCCTCGTAATCTTCAAAAGGTGCATTGTTCTTTTTAGCCTCCTTGGCAAGGACTTTAAGCCCGGCACTCATCGCCGCTTCCGCCAGATTCTCCCAGTCTTTTGCAGTTTTTGGTTTCATAGTTTTTGTTTGTTACCGTAAATTCAATAAAGCATCCACCACTCCTGATATTTCGTGATTTCCCGTCCGGTTTTGTCAACGCCAGCAGGCTCATAGCCTTTAAGGAAAATGCCCTCGCTCGAAGCGTGAACGATTTCAGGAAATCGCAACTCAGCCACCAAGCTGCCCTTGGTGGCGTCCGGCGTCCAGAAGTCCGCCACTTTGTTATGAACGGTAAACTGTCCGATGATTGGCGACTTCGGCGGATTGGGCAGTTGTTTGTAAAGTTTCATGTCATTCCTCAAAATCATTTGCCTCATCCGCCGCTTGATCAAAAGCCTTTTCGCGGATCGCACATTCTTCGTCCTCGGTCAATTCAATGTCCGGCGTCACGGAAATTATCTCCGCCTCAGGCTCATCGTCCGGCTCAAGCGGCACCCCGAATGAATCGCGGGCACCCTTCGCCCCGCCCCACATTTTAACCTCGCAGGTGATTTCAATTTCAACTTCGTCGCGTGTGATGGTGTGGTTAACGGTCATAATTATTTCACAATCTCCAAATATTGAGCCATGTTTCGGACAAGGTGGATTTTGTGCCCGAGTTTTTCCGCAAAATGGGCCATGGCATGTTGCGCCGGGGACAGCTTCCCAACCCTCGTCTTGCACTCAATGAAAAATACGCGGCCAGCGTCGGCAAGGATGCAAAAATCAGGCTCGCCTTCTGTGCGTCCGGTGGTCTGCGCCATGGAACCATGCAGGGCAATCCAGCCCCGCTGCCGGCAATCGGCCAGAATGTCGCTGTGCAAATCGCTTTCCTTGTCCACGCCCATGGCTGTGCTTTCGCACGCGCTCGCGGCCTTTTGGTTGCGGTTGATCGCCAGACGCGCTTGCATCTGCTGGAGTTCAAATTGAGATATGGGCATAAATCGCGTGGGTTAATGTCTCCCGTCGAAGTTGGGGTCAGGGTTACGCCGCATGTATTCTTCGGGCGTTATGGCAGCCTCGGGCTTTGGTGGACGCACTCCGCCGTTAAGGGCAAGCAGTTTTGCCTTGGCCGCTTCAAACATCGGCAGGAAGCCGGCCAGCGCGGTGGCGATCGCCGTTTGGGCAACTGGGTCGCGTTCAACCGTGATAATGAACGGCGGGAACTTGCGGCGGTGGCTCATGAATCGCCACGTTTTGAACCCGGTGACGTACATGCTGAATTGGACCTGCGGCCCGTATTCCGTGGGCAAAATCCCATCCAGCAAATAGGACGTGTGAGTTTTCGCCTGCGGGCATTTGATCTCCGCGCCGTGGTCCGGCATCAGGCCATCCGGCGAGCAACCTAAAACCCCGTCGTCCGACGTGATAAAACCAACAGTTTGCAATTGCTCGCCCGTCTCAAATATATAGGTCCGCCGCGCCTCGGCTTCAAGTATCTGGCCCTGCTCCATGTCGAAGTTGTTAAACTTGTCCAAAGGGGCCTGAAGCCACCATTCAGCCAGCTTTTGCGCCAGATAGGTTTGCACCCCGTCGCCTTTGGACACTTTAAAAGTGGGCGTCACAAGGGCTTTAACCTCGCTGGCGGTGATGACCCCGGCGCGGGCGGAAAACCATGCGTCCGAATTTTGGGAAAATTCCGTGTGGATTTTCATTGTTTGGCCTTTTTGTAAATCCACATGCCGCAATGCAAAACGTTCCGAATAAAACCGCCGCTCCAATTCAATGCCCACATGGCCGGGGTCGGCTTCCAGCCTTTGTAGTTTGTACTGCCCCAAACGATGCTTTTGCGCTCGTCCGCCGCCTTGGCCAACTGCTCAAAGGTTTTAATGCGTTTGCCCTTCATGATGTTTTCTCCTTCCGCCGAATCATGCTTTCAATGTCGGCCAGCTTGGCGATGGGCAATCGCGCAAAATTCGGCGCGTCAACCCATTTTAGGAAGGCGTCCAAGTCGCTGCCCGTGGCCAGCAACCGCTCTTCAAACTCCGCCGCCTTCGCCGTGTCGATGAAGTTTTCCGATTCCATCCCGGCATCATGCTCCTCGGTCATTACGTCCTGGGTGATGACGATGTTTAAAAGCTGGTTCATGGCGTTGCGCTTGGCCGTGGTGGCGGCTTTGCAATCGGACTGGGTATCCGAGTCAGACCGCCCGCCGACACGGCAGGTGAATGAACCCGAGCGGCTATGCCCGCCCGTGTGCGAAATGGTGCAAGTCGCCTTGATCTTCGGGGGATTGGTTTCAATCATTTCGCTGGTGAAGGAAAGGGCAAACCCTTCGCTCTTCAAAATCGGCAAAATGATTTCCATGATGTGCTCAAATTTGGCGTACTTCCCGCGATTCGGGATAACGCTCTTGGCCTCGATGATCGGGATGCGCCCCATCATTCGGTTGTAGGCTTGGATGAACTGCTTTTCGGCATCCATGGCCAGCAATTTTTGGATGATTTCCAGCTTCTCATGCGACAGGTCGCCGGAAATGATGGCTTGAAAGGCGGCTTGGATGGACAGTTGCGGAGCAGGTCCGGTAATCGCCACCGCTTGAGGCTCGACGACCGCTATTTCGCTGGCTGGTTTCACAGTAGCTCCCCGGTTGAGATTTGCGACTCGACCCACTTGGCCAGAGCCTCGATTTTGGAGGGCAGCAGGTCGAATGCCTTCGCGTTGAACTTCGGCAGGTCCATGGCCCGCAGGTGTTCCGCGAATGCCTTTGCCTTGGCATTGTCCGGCGCGGCGGCGGCTTTCCGTGCGGCGGCGGCAACCTCGGCGGATCGCTTGGCTTCCGCGTCCCGCAGGCGCTTGGCTTCCGCTTCGGCATCAGCCACCCGCTTGGCCTCGGCGTCGCGCAAAGCCTTGGCGGCAGCTTCGGCGGCAGCGAGCTTCTTGCGCTCTTCATCCGCGATGGCCTGCAACCGTTCCCGCTCCTTCCGCGCTTGCGCTTCGGCGGCAAGGCGTTCTTCCCGCGCCTTGGCTTCCGCCGCCGCGCGTTCGGCCTTGGCCTTCGCCTCGATGGCCTCCCGCTCTTTGCGGGCCGTTTCCTCAGCCAGCTTGCGAGCCGCTTCCGCCGCCGCGCGTTCCTCGGCCAGCTTGCGGGCGGCTTCCTCGCGCTCCGCTTTGGCAGCGGCTTCGCGGGCTTCGGCCTCCGCTTTCAACCGGGCATTTTCGGCGGCGATGCGCTCACGTTCCAACCGTTCCGCCTCGGCTTTGGCCTTGGCTTCGGCCTCCGCCTTCGCTGCGGCTTCGATCTTGGCTTGCTTCAAAAGCTTGGCGTAGGCCACCAGCTTGGCAAAATCGCTTTCCGTGAGGATTGACAGGTCGGTCACAACCGGCGATTCCAGCAGCGGCAGCAAGACCTTTTCGCGCTCGGCCTTGAGTTCCGACAAGCGCGCGGCTTCGGCGCGCTCCGCGAAGTCCTCCGCCTCCTGCAAAGCTGTTTCCACCGGGGACAAGTCGGCCATGAGGATGTTATGAAACCCATCAACCGCTTTTCCGTAAAGCAGGGCGTGCTGCTTTTGCGCCACGCGCGTTTTCTCGCTCTCGATGCGCACGGCGCGAATCGCCAGACGGCATTCGCGGGATTTGCGAATCTGCGTGACGCACGTTGCGTCTTTCACAGATTCAGCCACGCCCTTGGCGGCATCAATCGCCGTCCGGGCTTTCGCGTAAATCGGCTGGAATGCGGCCACAAGTTGTGATGTTGCGGGCTTTTCCAGTCCAGTTTGCTGGGCGGCTTGAGCCAGCTTTTGATCGGTCTCGACAATTTCTAATTCAATGGTTTTGGTATCGCTCATAAATGTAATGTTTTTGTTTCGCTAAACGGAATGCCGTAATCGGCACTCTGGTTAATGAGCGCGTGAGAAGGCACGCGCAACCGTGATTAATTGAAAATAACATCTTCCCCCAGCATTGCCGCTTCAAGCAATCCTGCTGCGAATCGGGCAGCCTTGCGCCGAGTCTCATCATTAAAGAGGGGCAACGCCTTTTCAATCGCCAAGGCCAATTCGCGGCAGCCCTCCTTGTCAATTTTGCCGTCGCAATCCGAATGATTCAGCAGCGCGTTTAGCGATTTGTCCTTAATCTCGGACCAAGGGGTATTGCCCCCAAAACCCTCCATGCTGTCAAGCGGTGGATTTCCAAGGGCCAGCATGATGCTGCGCCGAAAGTTGTTAAATGACGAATAAGGTCCATGCCAACAGTTGTGTGAAGTGTCCAGTCCCATAATATTTTTTTGTTAATGGTTTACCGAAATTATTTGCTGAAAAAATGCGCGATCAACATGACCAGTCCCAGCACCAGCGAGGCGACAATCACCCAGCAAAAAATGCAGATGCTGTCCTTGTGGTTTTGGTCGTGGTAATAATCCTCGGGCAGCGGATGAGGTTCGCTGATGCCCTCGCGGGACAGGTCGTCAGCGTCGCCGTGGTCCTTCAAAGGGTTGTTGTCGCTGGGGATGGTCATTTTGTTCCTTTCGCTTTGAGTTTTTCGAGAACCGCGTTTTGCATCAACTTTGACGGCTCACAGACGCCCGCACACCACTTTGACACGGCTTGCTGGGACACGTCCAACAGTGCGGCTGTCTGCTCTTGGTTCAGCCCCGCACGCGCACGCGCTTGGGTGATTTTGTCTTGGAATGTTTTCATTTTCAAAATAGTACCACGGATTAGTGAGATGTCAAAAGAATTAAGCGACTATTTTAGGGGGTCAATTTTGCCTGGAAATTCGCGCCAAAACATGGCGGATAGTTCCGCCGCCCGATGCGGCTCGTTGAGGAACGTGGAGATTTCAAGCGCCTCGTTTGGCGTCGCGCACGGCAGCATTTCCGCCTCGTCGCCGCGTTTGGCGTAATAACGCTCATTCGCGGTTAGTGTCGCCGGTGTGTGGCGCACGGTGTAAAGTGGTGCGCTCATTTTGCACCTCCCTGTACCTCGGCCAAACGCGCCAGCGCGGCATCCAGCGCGCGCCCGCCGTTGTCGGACGTCAGGTTGCGCGCCGCCTCGGCCACAGCCACCAGCGCGGCGTGTTCATTGCAGGCGGTGGCGATGAAAGCGGCTTCGCGCTCGTCCTGGATTCCAACCGCAATCGCAAAATGATTCAGGCTGCCGGGCTTTTCGCATTTGCGTGTCCAGATTCCCCAGCATCCATCATTGTCGGCCCCCATGTGCCATGGGGTCATGCCAAATGATAGGGGTTGCGCCAAAGGTGGCGGAGTGTGTTCGATTTTATTCATAATTTTATTCCCCGGCTTGCCCGCCGGGAGGGGGTTGGGTTTGTACGAACTCGGATTCAATTTCGATTGTTTTGGTTTCGTTTGTTTCGGACAGGAGCCGCGACGATTTCAAATGGATTGCACCCGGAACGCCTGGGGCTTGCGCGTCAAAGTGCAACCTGACATAAGCATCTATGCATGCTTTAAGCCGTGCCGCGGTAATGCCCCTTTTGACTTCTATGGCGAATGTGTGTTTCATGGAGGATTGGCCAGGGGTTACTTGATCCCGAAATAGGCTTTTGCTTCCCGCAACGTTTTTGCCTTGCGGCCGGTGGACTGGTAAAAAGCATTGCGGATTCCAGCGTTTTTGTTTTTGATATTTACTTTTTTAGTTGCCATATTTTTTCTTTCCGCCGGTCGCCCGGCTGTTGGTTTGGTTTTTATTCCCCGGCGAACCGGGAGGAGGTAGTTAATATTTTGCGGGACGCTCAAAATGAAGGTTGCCACTCCGGTCAACTGTGGTTTCAACACCACTGTCAAACTCAACGGCCAAGAAGTTCTTAGTTGCTCCAATACAAAGACCGGCACCATAGGCCCCCGACACAATTCGTTTTCCAACGGGCGAGTTTTTCTCCGTCAATTTTTCAACAGGCTTAATCGTTTTCATATTTTTCTTTCCGCCGGTCGCCCGGCTGTTTGGTTTGTATTCACCGACCGCGCCGGGCACTCACGCGCCCGGCGATTTCGGGGGATTCAAATCAGGACATGCCGGAGGGACGAGCAACCAAGGCCGGCGGATAGCCCGGTGACTGTCGAAGTAGTCGCCTGAATGTCTTTGAGGTAGGTTTTAAACCGCGTCTTTTCGTCGTGATTCGGAAATTCCACAATCACCTGCTTTTCAGGATCGGCGGCGACGTGCGCATAATCGCCGTTCGGCAATTGCCCGCAGGCGCGGACGCACTGCCACGGGTTGCGCTCGTCCCCGTAACGCGCCTTATCCTCTTTGACGAATTTGGCAACCAGCGCGTTGACGGCGGCAATGTGGGCATGTTCGCCGCTCAATGCGCTGTCCGCGCTGATGGTGATACTGCCGCGCTCGCAAATGGCTTTGATGCGGCTGCCTTTGAAGTTTGTGGCGGGCAGGAATTTTGTGATGATGGCTTGCATAATGTTATTTTGGTTATTTGGTTAAATTGTGGGGTTAGTTGCTGCAAATTTTGGGAAGGGTGATTTTGCGGCGGTCGTTATTTTTGGCCCGCACAATCGTGGAGAATGCCCGGTACGCAACGCGGGGAGATTCGTGGCAAAAATGGATGACGGTCGCGTCATCGGGGTGGTAATCGCCCTTGACGAGCAACAACGAGGTCGGGACACCGGCAGGCCGGACAAAGCGGACAAGGCGGACGGTTCCGCAATGAGGGACGGGAGAGGTTAAAATATTCATAGCTAAAGTAATGTTATTGTTTCTACCAACACAATCACTTTACCATTCTGTAGTAAGAATGCAACAAAAATGTTAAAATAATTTCAAATGCTTTAAAACCGTTGCAAACATTGGACGGATTGCAGGTGTATAAAGTGGAAACGGGCACGGAATAACGCCAAAAGATTTATTCATTATTTGTTTGCATTGCTCACTATCCTGTAGTAAATTGTCCCTGTTGGAACGAAAAACATTTAACCGAAACTGAAATATGACAAACGAACAACAGGCCAAATCCACGCTCGCAGGAATCATCTCCGGCTCTATATATCTCGGCTGGGGTAGCAACCGGCTTCTCACGCTCGGCTACCGGCTGACCGGGACGCATTCGGGCAATTTTGCAATCGAGAAAATTTAACCCCGCCAAATTATGAAAAAACCTGACCGTTTTAAAAACATCCTGGGCCTGGCTGATATGTCTCCCCACCTCATCATTAAATCGACCTCGACATATTTTGACGAGGTACACAAGAAATGGCTGCCGGCCCCAAAGCACTGGATTGGAGATTCAGTGTTCAGCCATCCGGGGTGGAAAATTACCTTATAGCCCTCCCATCACCCCGCCAAATTATGATAGCTCCACTTGGAACAATTCTCCCCAATGCGGCTCAACTCGCAATTGCCGACTGGCACGCCGACCGCCAAGCGGCCAAGGATGAAGCTAAAGGCCATCACCTATTCCCTCGGGCAATCTTTCGCCGGGTTGGCGGGGAGCCTCGCTGGTACACCGGCAATCAATTCGCCATCGTGAAAAACGGGGTCGCAAAGTGGTTTGAAACCCGTTCGGATGGTGATTATGCCATCCAGTCCCCTAAATCCACCCATTGACAATATTATGCAAAACGAAACTGAGAACCAAACCAGATTGCGCCGGGCAAAGGAATCACTGAACGCCTGCCGGACAGCCGAGAATGAAGCCCGGAGGGCATTGGCAGCGGCAGAATTGGCAACCAGGCAGGCCAAGGCCAGGCACGAGCAATTATTCATGGCCGAAGAAAATCAGGAGATGGAGCGCCGGCGCAAAGCTTACGAACATTGCACGGCCTGACCATCACCCCGCTTTAGGAGCGGGGGAAATGTTACCCAGCATTGAGCGGTGCCGCCTCTCCGGTGCCGCTCCTTTCGTATTCGGCCACTGCTGCCCGCTCCCTCGCCTTGTAAGCATGGCTGGCCGGTTTGCCGTCATCGCCGGTATTGCGCCGCCCCTTCCGCCTTGCCTTCTTTGCCGCCTCAGCCGCTCTTTGCTCCGCCTTTTGCTGCCGCCAAAATTCCCGCTTGGCTTCGGTGCTGAATCGATACATGTCGTGGTTCACAATCTCCCAGCCGCCTTGTATCTGCCGAATCCTCCGGCCTTCGTCCACGCCGCTGGTGTCCTCGGCATCTGGTGACGAGAGAATTGCCAAGGCCTCTTTGCATTCCTCCAGTGTGACCTTTGCCCGATCCGCCAGCCCGACAACCGACGACCAAAGTTTCCCCTCACTGTTTTTCATGGCCAGCATGGTAATCCAGACCAGCCTTGTTTCCTTCGACTCCTGCCGCCAAAGTGACGAATCCAGGATCTTGCCCCAAAGCAACGCAAAGCCGTTCATCGCGCATCCCCCTGTTGAGCCTCATGCCTACCAAGCCCGAGACCCTCCGCGTGAGCATCATCAATCTGCTGCATGATGAATTGAAGCGTCTTCTCCCGGTAATGCTCCATTTTTTCAATCTCGCTGTCAAATCCGCCCGTGCAGCACGCCATTTCCTCAAGTCGCATTAATCGGTGCCTTATTTTCCTCAATGTTTTCAGTGTATTCGGTGTCATAGTCAGGACAAGTATAGAACTGTCTAGGACAAATGTCCAGACAAAATGCAAGACAAACGCATACAGATACAGATAAAGACGGGAATTTTGAGCCTTTGGCTTCTCCCCCCGCCGCTGTCCCCCGGTCATCGTTCACGTCTCACGACCAGGACCAGTCCCCATGAGATTAACCATTGAACCCATCTGTCTCCCATCCGATCACCTCACCCGGTGGAACCAAGTCACCTGTTGACAAACCCGCAAAGTCATTGCATTGTCATTGCAAATGAAGGCACCGCCATTTACCCGCCAAAATGCCCGAGAAATGCAAGCTCGCGCCACCGCAGCCAGAAACGCTCGCCGCGCCGCTCGCCGCAACGCCAGCACCCCGCAAGAGCAGTTGGATTTGCGGTCTGGAACGACTCTCGCGCAAATTGATGTGATTGACCGGCTGCTGGCCCAACCCGTCGATGTCGAGACGTTGTGCAGCCTGGTCGCCGCAAAGGACAGGTTGTGGTCAATGGTGCTCCCCAAAGCCGGCGTCATGCGCCCGCGCCAGTCCTCCCGCCGTGGTGCTGGCCCTGCGAGCCTGCCGCCGCCGGTGCCTGAGTGGTGATCGCCGCGCCATTATTGGTGAAGTGAAGATAAGAGATGTTGTGCATCATTATGGTTATCGTTAAAGTAATATACGATGGTTGGACGCCGGGACCAATGGCAAGCATTCTTTTTTCAGGCGACCGCCCCCACCCCACCCGGCGGGGGGACCGGATTCGGTGGACGGCCACG